GGCGTCCAGCCGACCTCGGGCATCGCGTCCTGCTGTGGCAGGCGCGCTTCGACGTAATCGACCGCCTGCTGCGTGCCGGGTTCGAGGAAGAAGTTTGGATCGAATGGCCCCCACTTCTCGGCCATTGGGCCGTAGAGCGCACCTTTACGGCCGGTGCGCTGCGCAATCGCTTCCTGCTTCAGCGCTTCGCTCACCGCGGCACCTTGCTTCGCGGTCAGCGGTTTCGAGAGACGAGCAATCAATGTCGGCTCGGTCGCCGACGCGCGAACCTCGCTCGTCGTCACATCGACGCCCTGCGCCTTTAGCGCTTTAACCGCCTGCTCGGGCGTGATCGAGCCGCCGCCCGGTACGTTCAGCCCGACATTGACGACGACATCCTGACCGACCTTACGCCCGGCCGCGTCGGGCTTCTCGCCCGGAAAAGCGATCTTGGCATTCTCGAACTGCTCGACCGCGGTCCCGCCGAAGCGCTCGGCGCGGGCCTCGTAACGCGCGGCGTAGAGCTGGGCGATCGCATCAGACTGCTTCTCGTCGATCCCTGAGGCGCGCAGGCGGTTCTTGACCTCATCGTACACCTTGGCGCTGTCCGATGCCTTGGTGTCCGCATCGCCCGCCTCGGCCGCGATCTCCTTGCCGCGCTGTTCGAGGATGCGCATGATCTCGCCATGCTGCTCTTTCGCCTCGTTGCGGCTGATGCCGCCCGGCGAGACGCGCATGTCGTCCTTCAGCGCTTCCCACGCCGGGGTATTGGCGAGGTAGGCCACGGCCTCGCTGGTCGGGATCACGACATCGCCCTTGGTCGCCGCGGCTTCCGCGACCTGCGTCTCGTACCGGCTCAGCTCGCCACCATAATTCTCCGACTGCATGTACTCGGCGACTTTCTCGACCGGCACATAGATGTTGCGCGCCGGGCTGTTCTCGGTGCGCTGGTCGAGGAAATCGCGCAGCGTCTCGGGGTCTTCGGCCTTGACCTTGGATTTCTCGACCGACGCCGCGAGCCGATCGAGAAACTCGCCTTCGGCTCCCGCCTGTTCGATCTGCTGCACTGCCTGTGCCTGATCGCCGAGCCGGCGAGCGATATGATGCGGCCCGCCGAGCATCCCGACCATCAGCGCCGTCTGCGCGGCCGTGTTCAGGAGATCGCCCGGAAGCTCGGCCTTGTAGCCCTCCCAGCCGACGCCGCCCGTCACCATTGCATCGGCGAAGTCCTGCACTGCGGTCGTCGCCATTTCGGACGGCACTTCGCGCAGCAGCAGCCCGCCGAGGAATTTGCTCGTCGCCTTCTTGCCAAAATTGCCGAGTATCCAGCCGAGCCCGAAATAACGCTCGAAGAAGCTCTCGGCAGCGCCAGTGAGCGCGCCCGAGAACAGCGCCTCGTTGGCCGTCCCGCCGCGGGCGCGGACGTCGCCGTACTGTTGCAGTCCAACCTGCCCACCCATCGTAAGGATCGGACGCTTGGTCGCCAGCGCGAGCCCCATCAGCTCAAGGCTCTGGCCGGCGCCGTAGAACGTCGAGCCAACATAATTGCCGCGCTCGTACATCTGCTGGGCGGGCGCCTGTGCCATCATTTCGGCGTGAGTAACGCCCGCCGAGAAACGCTTGAAGCTCTCCGAGCTGTGCAGTGCGTCACTGTAGCCAAAGGCATCGGCGAGGTATTCCTGAACACCACGATCGGCACCGCCGATCCCGGCGAGCAAGGTGTAATAGCCGCCCTCGAACGCACTAACGCGACGCCCCGGAGCGTCGTAACTCGCCGGCAGACCTTCAGCGAGCGGAGGCGCGGCCGGACGGCGCGCGGCATCGATGTACCATGTGCTCTTCGGATGGACGTCGAAGGCGCTCAGCAGGCGCCCCATTGGGTTCTTCATCCGATTGACGAAGGCGGGACTGCCCGGAGGATCATCGGAAAGCCGGAAGAGCGCGCTCGTCTCGGCCAGCGAAGGGAGATCGTCCTTCATCGAGGCCGCGGCGTGCGGATCGGACATGAAGCGAGCGAGCGACGGATCGGTCGAGAGTGTGTCGACGAGCTGGTGGTTGTCGGCTTCAGTCTTGAACCCTTCGAGGTCGGCGCTGACCGTCGCCCCCGGCAGGCCAAGACGTCGCGCAACCTCATTGCCTTCCCGAATGTCGCTCGCCTTCTGCTGCGCCGCCTGAGCGTTGGCATAGGCTTCCGAAACGAGCGTCCGGTCGACCGCCAGATTGATCGTGGTGCGACGCTGACGGCGGTCTTGTCGCTGCGGATACTGGAACGGACTTACCGGCATCAGCGGGTCATGCTCAGAAAGACGTGAACGACGTCCTCGGGGTTGGCGCTATGCCCGCGGCGCTTGAGGTCAGCTTCGATCCGGGCGACCGTCTCGGGGGCGATCTGGCTGTAGGTCTTGTTGAAGTCCTGAACGAGCAGGTTGTCGCCCTGCTCGCGCCCGCGCCCGCCGCGGTACTCGAAGAGCATTCCCTTGCCGACCTGCTGACCCTGCTTGACGCGGATCACCGGGACGATGAGGCCGCGGGCGATGTCGTCCCGCTCGCGATCGGTGAGCGGACGCTGCACTTCGCCCTGCTTCTTCTCAATCGCTTCCATGTAGCGGTCGGTGAAGAGCCGGCGCTGGTCGGCCGAGAACCCATCATTGTTGCGCGTCTTCGCCGGCAGATAGCGGTTGGCTGCACTCCATGCGTCGTCGAGGTGCCCGGAGAGCACGCCGTCAGGCTCTTGGCGTAGCTGCAACTGGCGAGTAACCAACCGAGCGCGCTCGCCGCGGGTGATGCGGGTCTCCTTAAGGAGATCGACGCCGCCCTGCCACTGTCCGTTGACCAGCCGCCCGATGAACTGCTCGCGCCGCGCCGGATCAATCGACATATCGATGAGGTCGAGAAAGACTTCGCCGTTGGCCTTGCCCTCTTCGCTCGGGTTGAGGTTTTGCTTGATGATGCCTTTGATCGAGAGCTGGTGCGCTGGATCGAGCAGGCCGAAGTTCGGGATTTGCGAGACGCTGGTCAGGTTGTCGTCGAGCGCCACGACCGTCTTCAGCGCCTCGTTCCAGCGGTTTTCCTGCTGCTGGTTGTACAGCTCGTTCTGCACGCCAGCGATCTGACGGACCCGCGCGACTGCGTTCTGATAGCGCCGCGGGCTCCAATTCTCGGCGGTCGCCCGCTGGTGGATGCGTTCGAGCGCGCGGCCGAGCGAGTTCTCTTCCGCGTCGTACTTGACCAGCGGACCCTCTTTCCAGTCAACGCTCTCGGGCTTGACCGTCTGCCCCCAATCGACCGCGTTGGGATCGACCTTCGGCCCGGCACGCGACTGGCGCACCGTGTAGTGGACGTGCGGGCCGGTGGCTTTCTCGCCCGTCATTCCGACGCTGCCGATCGGAATATCACGATCGACTTCCTGACCGACCTGCAGCGGGCTCTGGGCGCGCATGTGCGCATAGCCTGTCACATAACCGTTGGGGTGCTCGATCAGGAGCGACCAGCCCCCTTCCTTCGACCACCAGCTCTTGATGACCTTGCCGCTCATCGGCGCATAGATCGGCGTCCCGGCCTTGGCTGCGATGTCGAGCGCGTTGCCACTGCGGCGAGCGCGATGCTGCGCCGCGGTGTTGGTTACGCGGCCGGCGCCGCGCAGGGGGTCGGCTGGTGAGATCGGCTTGACGATCGGCGGCGCGTGGCTGCTCGGCCCGGTGATCGACGAGCGTGGCGGGGTCTCCGGCCCCTCGGTCGGATAGTATTCTTCGCCTTTCTTCGCGTCGGGCAGCGGGCCGAGAGGGTCGTCTGGCCCTCCCGCGACTGGCGAATTGGTGAATGCCCAACCCGCATCGCTCTCGGTCTGATCCTCTTCGAGCAATGGGTTAAGTTTCTTGCGCAGCGTGGTCTCGTCTCCGGGCAGAATGTCGCCAGCGTGCTCGTCGAGGACGTGCTTGGCTTCCAGATGCCGATTGGGATCGGCGATCATGTTGTCGATGACGCCAGTGTACACCTGTGAACGGAGCTTCGCTTGAGCGAGCCCGATCACCACATTGCCCAAACCCTTGTTGATGGTCGCGGCTTCGCTCTCGGCCGTCGCCAGATTGTTCTCGAACTCGGGCGTTCCGAAGCTGTCGATCGCAGCGTCGCGCGAGACTTCGGCCCTAGCTTGAGCCGCGCCGCGGTTCGCCTCGGTGATCTGCTTGGCGAGGTGGTTGCTGAAGCTCTCTTCGAGCTGCAGGTTGCGCTGGTCGAAGACGTCCGAATACATCTTCTGCTGGCGTCCGGTCTTGAGCGTCGACAGCCGTGCCTTGCGAATATCGGCGATCTTCGTGCGCGCATCCGCAACTGCGTCCTGCGCATCGAACCCGGTCGACTGCAGTGCGGTCGCGCGGATGTCCATGATCTGCTTGAGGTCTTCGGCGTCAGCGCGCTTGATCGCCGCCGTATCATAAATCTCGTTGATCTTGTCGATGTTCTCGGCTGCTTGCCCCAGCCCTTGCGCGAGGTTCGAGGCGCCGCGCGCGATCTCTTGGCCGGCCGAACCGAAGTCGGCTGCGCGGAAACGCTCGCCGGTAGCCGGGCGGGCTTCGACGCTGTTCTGATCGACCTTCAGCACTAGCCGTGCCCATGCCCATAGGTCGTGCCGAAGTTGGTGCTTAGGCCGCTGGTGCTGCTTGGGTTCGAGTTGGCCGCATTCATCTTGGCGACCTGCGTCGCCCCGCTTAGGATCGTCCCGGCGCCGGACAGCAGACCGCCGACCAGCGCTGCTTTACCGCGTGCCTTCGCCGCCCTGCCTTCCATCGTATAGTTGGCGGCTTCGATGTCGTACCCTTTCACCTCCTTGGCGAAGTTCTCGTTGATCGTCGAGGCGTCCTCGTAGCCGATCATCAGGGTGTCTTCCTGAAGGTCTCCCGGCGATCCGAAATTAACGTCGAGCCCGAGCGCCGCAGCCTGTGCTCGCTGCATTCCGAGCGCCGCAGCGACCTTGCGCCAGTGCTGCTGTTGAGCGATCGCCTGCCTGTTCTGCGCATCCTTCGCCGCTTCGCGCGAAAGCGCGGCGTTCTGATTGGCGATCTTGGCTTCGTACTTGCCCTGCGCGTTCGCGGCCATGCCGCTGTACACTTGCGCTCCCGCGGTAAGGACGGTCGAGCCGATTGCGAGGACAGTAAGGGTGACTGGATCACACATGGCGCACGAACGGCCTCATCGGTTCACCTCGCATAACTTCCACGCTCCCTACCCCGAAACCCAGCCTCGTAAGCCAACGGATCGACGTCTCGTTTCGAGCGTGAACCCAATTATGCAACACCGCATAATGCCGATGAAGCGCCGCCGTGTAAATCCGCCCTAGACGAAGAAGCGCAACATGATGGCGCGCGGCCTCGTCGGTCATCAGCATCCACGGCCGTCCGCTGCCGTGGATCAGGGAGATCGTCGAGGCGCCGAACATCGCTTCCGGCTGTCCGTCGACCAGCGCCACCCACGCGATCGTCGCGCCGAATAGTCCAGCTCTCAGCGCTTCTTTTGGCGTGTGGCCGACAACCCTGCATTCAAGCCGATCGATTTCGCGCATCCGGTTGGCGATCGAGTTGATATGCTTGAACTGCGCGGGGATGATCTCGATCATGTCGGCGAGACCTCCATACCATAGAAGATCGAAACGACATGTGCCGACAACGGCTCGTTCTGCTCGATTATGATCGTCGAAGTTTCCTTCCAGTCGCCGGGCGGCGAAACAGGGTAATCGATCGCCTCGACATCCATCAGCTCGTTGACGGCCGTTCCGTCCTTCGGCTCGACTTGATCTAGGAAGTCGGCACCGCCGACCCCGATCTCGATCCCGCGGGTATCGATCGTCCGAACGATGACGTCCGAGACCTGCTGAGCGTTGACGTGCAGCGAGCCTTGGCTCGACGAGAGCGCCGAGGGGAGGGTCTCGATCCGCCCGTAGTAGCGAAGGCCGACAGTCACGACAGTCGCTTCGTTGGGTAGCGTGACTTGCCCATTCTCGACGACGAGATCGTGGGCAACATAGCCGTCGTAGGTCGCGCTGACGGTCTGCCCTTCGAGATGGTGCAACCCGGTGATCGTATCGGACGGCGGATCGAAGACCTGTGTGACCGAGCAGTCGAGGTGGCAGGCCGTCGTGATGTCGTCGGCGTGCGGCATGGCGAGCCGCTCGACGAACAGCCGCTCGACCTCGTTGATCGTGCGCCTGACGAGGACATAGATGCGATCGAAGCCGCCCTCGGAGATCACCTCGACATCTTCAACGAAGCCATCTGTCTCGACCGGGGTCCAGCCCCAGACCTGCTGCTCTTCCTCCCAAGTGAAGGCGAGCAGGATGCCGTCGTCGCGGACGCCCCACAGGATCGAGAACGGCTCTTCTTGATAGGCGAGCTTGATGACCTCGTGGTTCTTGAAGAGGTGCGGACTGAAAATGCCGATGTTGTTGCTCTTGTAGCCCTCGATCTCGAACGCGAAGCCCATCGCGCGGATCGAGAACCCCTTCGAGGGCACGAAGAAAATCACGCTGTCGACCGGGACCGGCTTCACGCGCCGGGCGCCGCGGCCGATGTTGCGTTTGGGGGCGATGTCGCTCGGGGTGATGACATTGGCATCGCCACCACCGCTGATCGACCAAACGCCGTCCGAGCTGAACGCCTGCAGGTCTTGCTGGAAGAGCAGGTGTGTGATCGCGTTGACGCGCTCCCCGACCAACGCGAATGAAAGGCTGTCGTCGGCTCGCGCCGGCCGCGAGCGGTCCATGTTCTCAAAATCGGCCGAGCGCGATGCGAAGACGCCGTTGATGACATTGCGGGTCGCGGCAAAAAAGAGCCGTTGCTGGCCGAAGGTGCAGGCTGCGGGATAGTTGCCGAAATCGTCGAAGGGGTTCTCCCCGTTGGGTGGCGTCTCGGAGAGGATCGGCTGGATGTTGTTGTCTTTGAACGTGGTGCCGTCCGTCGCTCCGATATAGCCGTAAATCCCAGCCTGCTCCTTGTAGATCACATGGCGTGAGACGTCGCCGGCCGGCGCCGGAACCGTGATCGTGTTGAAGTTGCCAGTGAGCGTCAGGTCGTTGAGCACCGAAGCGTCGCCTGACGCCCGGCTCTCTTGCACTGGGAAGCTGTCTTTGACTGCGGTGATCTTGTAGCGATAGGTCTTCGCCACATAGCCGGTCATGTTCGGGGACGTAGCCGCTACGCCGATCGAGGCTGGGGTGGCGATCGTCGGCCCGAAAGTGATCGTCGACCAGCGCCAGTCGGTGTGCCCGAAGCGAGTGAGCTTGCGCGGCGCATAATCCAAATGGGTGAAGTAGTGGACGTCGGCGGTCTGTGCGCAATCGAGCCCGCTGACCGCTGCGCTCGGATAAGGGCTCACGGTCTGATAGATGCGATGAATGCCCATCAGCTCAGATTGGGATGGACGAAGCCTTCCCAATTCCCCGGTCCTTGGCCTCCGCTGCTGCCACCCAGATCGACGCCGCCAGAGCCGGATGTGATTGGCGGTTCGGGCGGGTCGGGCGGCGTCGGCGGCGGCGGTTCGGGATCAGGCGGCGGCGTCGGAGCACCAACCCTGACCGTTCCTGTGCTGTCGGTCAGCGTCCCGAAATTGGTGCTGTCGATGTCGAGCGTGACATGATTGGCATCGGGCACGGCAACGACGGTCGCGAACCGATTATTGAGTTCCTCCATCCCCTCGATGCCGTCAATCCAGACGCGCTCGCCGACCGCATAGTCATGGAAGTCGACCTGCAGCACGATCTCAGCCGCCTTGGTCGCGGCCTGCACCTTGAGATCGTCCTCGACGACGAAACCTCCATCGGCGAGGAAGCGTGTTTGAGCATCGCCGTGGAGCTGGATGTACGCCTGATCGATGCTGTATTGGAACGCGGTCAGCCGGTAGAGCTTGTCCTTGTCGTCGACCTCGCCAGCGAAGCGAAAGCCGGGGCGGAAAGCCATGCCTCCGTAGCGCTGGATCAGGAAATTTCGGCCCTCTTTGACGCCCGCGTTATATTGCGGGATGTCGACCCGGCCGAACAGCTCCGGGCCGAACTCGCCTTTCGACAGGTTAGTGATCGCGAGCCGCGCCATCAGCGCCAGTACCCAAAGTCGAGGACACCCGGATCGTAACCGGCGCGCGCAAGCTCGGTCTCGCTGACCACGTTGTCGTAGCGCGGCTGGTTCATGTTGAGGTTCCGGGCGATCTCGATGTTCAGCCGCTGGGTCGCTTCGTTGTGTATTTCCGAGCCGAGCTTCTGATCCTTCGCCACCGAGCGTGCCAAGACCGAGGCAAGGAAGAGAACGACGAGAGCCTCGACCGCATCGTTGAAGTCCTGCTCGGTGATGTTGAACGACACATAATCGAGCGCGGCATCGGCGACCTGCGAATAGATCGCACCGCTCTCGTAGCGGAATAGCGGTCGACCATAGAGCCGGGCGAGGATGAAACCGACACCGACATAGTAGGAGACGGTCGCGGCGCTGCCAGTCGCCGGCTGGATCAGGACCGGGAAAGCCATGTCGGTTGGCGGGACGTAGGACTGAGCCCACTCCGCGGCGCGATTGTTCTCGACGTTCGAGACGAGCGGAGCACGCACTGTGGCGAGCCCGAAGTGGTGCATCGAGAGTACCTGCCGGACGATCGTCTTGTACCACAGGCGGCATTCGCGAGCGGAATGCTTATTGTTGTTGGCAGGGTCGTCGATCGAGCCCGAGAGAGGCGCTTGATAGATGCGGCTGAGCGCCTTGTTGCAGATGCTCAACTCGCTCCGCGTTTCCTGAAAGCCCATGACCCGTCTCCATATCCTCAAATGAGGGTGGCAACAACCTTGACCCCGGTGCCGCCGCCCGATCCGGCCGGGAGGTAGGCAAGGTTGAGCGTCACTCTCACATCCTGACCTGCATAGTTGAAAACGCCCGGCGCCGCAGCAATGCTTGTGTGTGCGATCAGCGCCGCCGCTTGGCCGCTATAAGTGAAGGTGCCGGTGGCCGCGGCGAGCACCCCGCCGAGCGTCAGGTTGACGAGCTGGCCGCTGTAGGTGAACGATCCCGGCGCCGCAGCTAGATTGTAGCCGCGGGGAAGATTGACGCTCTGCCCGGCATAGCTGAACACGCCGACTGCTGCAGCCATCTTGTACGCGGCAGTGAGCGCTGCTGCTTGGCCGGAATAGGTGAAGGTAGCCTGACCTGCGACGAACTCGTAGCCGCGGAGGAGGTTCACAGCCTGCCCTGTGTAGGTGAACACTCCGGCCGCTGCCGCCATGCTGTAGCCGCGGAGCAGGTTCACTGACTGGCCGGTGAGGGAGAAGACACCAGCGTCAGCGGTCAGTGAGTAGGCCGTCGTCGCAACTAGATCGGAAAGCAGGACTTCAACTTTGTCGCCGATCGCTAGAAACGAGCTGTCGAAATAGAGCGTCGCAGAGCTGGTCGTCGTTCGGTCAGGTGAAGCCTGCGCTGTTGCCAGATCGTTACCGCGTCCGTAGCCGAGCGTCGTTCCGACGCGCCAAATCCAGAAGTAGGTGCCGGATGGGATGCCGGTCAGGATTTGAGTGTTGCTCTCCCAAATCTCGGAAATAGTGGTGAGCGGGTTGCGCCACGCGAAGTCGATCGAGGTGTAGCTGTCATCGGTCAGCGGATCGCTGTTCATGCCGACGAAGATGCCACCGGGGATGTCGAGCGCCTTGACCCTGAGCACAAAGTCGCCGGTCAGACCGACAGACGAAA